CGAGGCTTCTGGTGTCCCAGAGGCGGTATTTGAGGCCGCTGCTGGTTCTATGTCTGGTCACAATGCTTTGACCATTCTATTGGGCAATCCAGTCCGTAGTTCTGGCTTCTTTTTTGACACACATAACCGACTAAAAGACGAGTGGTGGACTAAACGTGTGTCTTGTATTGACTCTACACGGGTCAGTAAAGAGTATGTTGAGGACATGAAATCTCGCTATGGCGAGGAAAGTAATGCGTTCCGAATCCGTGTTCTGGGTGAATTCCCAAGGAGTGATGATGACACCATTATCCCAATGGAGTTGCTTGAGTCTGCCAAACATCGAGACACCCGAGCTTACGAAGATTCGCCTATTGTTTGGGGATTGGACGTTGCTCGTTTTGGATCTGATTCGTCAGTTTTATGTAAGCGTCAGTCCAATGTAACCTCTTCCCTAGAGCGTTGGAGAAACTTAGACCTGATGCAGTTAACAGGTGCTGTGGTTGCTCAGTATGAGGCTTGTGACCATAAGACCAGACCTGCCGAGATTTTGGTTGACTCTATTGGACTAGGAGCAGGTGTTGTTGACCGATTAAGAGAACTAAAGTTACCAGCTAGGGGAATTAACGTCTCTGAGAGTCCTGCAATGGGCGGTACTTATCTCAATTTGAGGGCAGAACTGTGGCACAAAGCCAAAGCCTGGCTAGAGAAACGAGACTGCAAGATACCAAATAACGAGGATTTCATTGCTGAACTGGCGACTGTGAGGTACACATTCACCTCTAACGGCAAGATCAAGATTGAGTCTAAGGATGATATTAGACGTAGAGGATTGAAATCTCCTGACATGGCTGATGCTTTTGTGTTGACATTCGCTTCAGATGCGGCTACTGTGTCTTGGGGATCGAATATTTCATGGGGGAAACCTATAAAAAGGTTGATCCGAGGAATCGTTTGAGAGCCGTTGCCATTTGAGAGCCACCTTAAGCAAGTGGCTCTTTTTTTGTTTAACACAATATGGTACTATCACGCAACCTTTCTGGAGACTTCTATGAAGATGGATAAAGCTGCTGAAAAAATTGCCAAAGTAATGGGTGAATACAAAGACAAGAAGTTGCACTCTGGCAAGGGTGGTGCTGTTGTAAAAAACCCTAAACAAGCAATTGCCATCGCCATTTCCGAATCCAAACGGATGAAAAAGAAATGAAATGCCCTATCGCAACCCATGACATCAAGGTCAATTTGAAAGCCCGTGATTGGGCGTTTAAGAATGTTGGATATGGTCCTGCCAATCCAGAGGAAGAGAACGAAGACTTCTGGAATGCCCGAGCAGAAGAGTGGCAGACTCCTGTTGAAGAGGCCAAGACCATGCGTTGCGGTAACTGCGCTGCCTTCATCCAGACCCCAGAGATGATGGACTGTATCCTAAAAGGTATAGATGAAGAGACTGATGGCTATGCCAAAGATGTCCAAGGTGCGGCTAATCTTGGGTACTGTGAGTTGTTTGACTTTAAATGTGCAGGTGAGCGTACCTGTTCAGCATGGTTATCTGGTGGCCCTATCACCCAAAAAATGACCAAGAATCAGCAGAATATGTTGATGATGGCTAAAACAGAATACGACATGGAAGACGAGGAAGATTAAATGGACTGGTTTACTGCTCTACTAGAATCGTTTACTCCTGCTGTTAGTGGTTTTGCCCAAAACCAATTAGGCCAACAGATGGCTCCTGCTATGGATGTCTACAACACCATGACCAACCCAAATGCCTCTATGGGTGACATGGCTAACTCAGCATTCAAATACTCTTTCAATCCTAAAGAAGATGAAAAAGCTCTTATGTCTCCATCAATGGGTAATCCCTATGGTGGCATGGCTAACAATTATGTTGGCGGCATCCCTTCTCTATTACAGAATACTGGTTCTGGAATCCTCCCTTATATCGGCTCACGATAAGGAAATAATATGTACGAAAACCCAATGTTGATGGCTGAAACTCTCCAAGGCCAAATGGAAGGCAATGAGGTAATGTCTGAAGAGCAACTTCAAGGCGTTATCTCTTCCGAGATCAATGATGCTATCTCGTTTATTGATGATGACATTGGTGGCAATCGTGCATTGGCAACCGAATACTATTATGGACAACCCTTTGGTGACGAAGAGGATGGTCGTTCACAAGTGGTGTCAATGGATGTACGAGATACAGTCCAAGGCATTCTGCCTAGCCTGATGCGCATTTTCTTTGGCCCAGAGCGTGTGGTGGAGTTCATGCCACATGGTCCAGAAGATGTGATGAATGCTGACCAAGCAACAGACTATGTTGACTTTATCTTCAAGCGTGATAACCCAGGCTTTAAGATTCTCCACTCTGCTTTCAAAGATGCATTGGTGCGCAAGTGCGGTATCGTTAAGTACTGGTGGGATGAGTCAACAGAAGTTCGTGCTGAATCATTCTCCATGCTTGATGAACAAAGCATGATGATGCTGACAGAAGATCCAAATGTTGAGATTTCTGCGGTGCGTGAGTATCCTGTGCCTGGTACTGAGCCAATGAATGAAGCTCAAGGCATTATGACCCCACCTCCCATGATGTACGATGTGGAGATCAAGCGCAGAATTAAGACTGGTAAAGTAAAGATTGAAGCTTTGCCACCAGAAGAGTTTTTGATTGACCGCAGAGCTAAGTCTATTGAAGACGCTACCTTTGTGGGCCACCGCACAATGAAGACTGTTTCTGACCTCGTAGCAATGGGCTATGACTATGATGAAATGGTTGAAGCTGCAGGTAATGGCAATGACTTTGACAACAATCAAGAGTACACGGCTCGTAATCCGTTTGCTGTTATCAGTACTGCCAACAATGGCGATCCATCAAGTAAGAGTGTTCTCTATATTGAAGGCTACTTAAAGGTAGACTTTGATGGCGATGGCATTGCTGAGATGCGAAGAATTTGCACAATTGGTACAGGAAACAAGGTTGTTCGAAATGAGATTGTTGATGATCGACAATTCGCAGATTTCTGCCCAGATCCAGAGCCTCATACATTTTTTGGTATGTGTCCTGCTGATGTTGTTATGGATATTCAGCGTATTAAGTCTAATGTTCAGCGTGGCATTTTGGACTCTTTGGCTCAATCTATCCACCCCCGTACTGCAATTGTTGAGGGGCAAGCCAACATGGAAGATGTGCTGAACACAGAGGTTGGTGCTGTTATTCGCATGAGAGCGCCAGGCATGGTTCAGCCATTCACCACTCCATTTGTTGGTCAGGCAGCATTCCCAATGCTTGACTACTTGGATGACATTAAACAAACCCGTACAGGCATTTCTAAGGCCGCTGCAGGTTTGGATGCAGATGCATTGCAAAGCACTACCAAAGCCGCTGTTTCTGCGACTGTTAATGCCGCACATCAGCACATTGAGATGATTGCTCGTATTTTTGCTGAGACAGGTTTACGTAAGTTGTTTACTGGCATCTTGAAGTTGGTTGTTGAAAATCAAGATCGTGCAAGAATGGTTCGTTTGCGCAACACATTTGTGCCAATTGACCCACGTTCATGGGATGCCAAAATGGACGTAACAGTAAATGTTGGTGTTGGTGATGGCACTATTGAAGACCGCATCAATATCTTGAACCAAGTCGCTATGCGTCAGGAAATGCTGATTGAGAAGACTGGTCCTAACAATCCTGTTGTAACAATACCACAGTACACCAACACTTTGACTAAGATGTTGCAATTAGCAGGTATCAAGGATTCACAGAACTACTTTAACCAGTTACCTGCTGACTTCCAACTGCCAGAACCACCTGCTCCCAAGCCTACTCCAGAGGAGATGTTGGCTCAAGTACAGGCTCAAGCTATCCAAGCTGACATCCAGAAAAAAGCTGCTGAACTGCAATTGGATCGTGAAAAAGCATTGTTGGCAGATGATCGTGAGCGTGATCGTATTGAGCAAGATGGTATTTTGCGTAGATATGAGCTAGAATTGAAATATGGTGTACAAATTCAAAGTGCGGAAATCAATGCCGCAATGAATAAAGACCGAGAGTTAATCCGTCAACAAGCTGCAATGAGTCAAGTGCCTCAACAGCCCCAACCTATGATGTGATATGGAT